TAGAAAAGATGATAGTTGACCTCTTGATTGATCTGAGGCCGCACGATACATTCCTGCTTGCTGAGTGGCAAATTGCTGACCCATAGCAGAACGCTCTTCTGGAGAAATTCCCTGTCTGAATCTTTGCTCATACATCGATACATTTTGCTGCGAAGGCTGCAAATTATATTGAGGTAATGACTGTTTCTGTAAATCTTTTAATTTTTGATATGAGGATATCGCCTGTATTCCTCCTAGCGCAAGTTGTGGTATGTATGCTAATGCCTGAATTGCCATGTTTTACAAAGTTACGTTATTATTATTGGTTATACAAACGAGGACTCAATCTAAATTTTGCAATTAAATTAATTAATTTTTGTCCCCCTGTCAAGTTTTTTAAATTAAATTTTATTTTGAGCCATCTTCCCCATAGTCTAGATGTGTCTGCATCATTAACTCCTGGAGTAACTTCATGATTCTTTATAGTACTGTAGTAGAAATCTTCTCTCAATTCTAAATCCGAAGCGTCTAAAAATGATGAATGATTTTTTGTATTGAAAAAAACAGAACGTGCTAAAGATAAACTTGCTGGTGCTTTTTCGCATGAAACCTGAATGGCTTCAAATATCTTTGTCGCATTCGGTTCGTAGTTCATGACCATCTGTATTGTTGGATCTACTGCGGTACCATAATAAGAACACTCACTTCCTGAGTCATGTAACCAAAGAGTGTTTGGACTGCTTGGGTTAGGGCTGAAGAAAGTATTGTTGTAAGATAAGAATATGTTTGGATAATAAGAGTGAAAGCATATAAATCCGTTTTTAATCTCATCGTACACTAGTGTAAATTTATCACTGGTGTTATACTTAAATGTAAAGATAGCCTCTGAGTATCTGTCGTTCCATATTCCATGTATTCCTTTACCTGTTAATGGATGTTGTTCGTTAGATACGTATTTACCGTTATTTAACAAATATGAGAATAATCCCTTATCGCTAAGTACTCTAACTCCATCTTGTCCAAATCTCATTATTTTCTGAGACCGGTCGTTATACCAATAAACAGCGTCTTTTCCCTGTGGGGTTTTACCCTTTATAACTGACCATTTTTTAGATGTTCCGATTGCACTAAGTTCTACACCCGGTGCTCCAAGAATAGATCCTGAACCAACAACAACATCTGTTCCTTCTTGAGCCCCAACCAATGAGGCATCTCTAAAGTATTGACGCTGAAAACTTCTTTCTTGAAATGTGTATAGTGTATTGTTTATAACTTCATGATGACTAATTTCTCCGAATGTTAAATCTAAATCAGCAAAGTCTAAAGGTTTAAATATTCTATATCCATCTATTGGAGAGTTTAATATCTTTTTAGCTGACCAAGTCATTCGTGTAGGCAAGTCTGAAATCACCGCTTTATTTGTATCAAAGCCTTGTTCGACAATAGTGCCATCTCTGAAATCGTAAGATCTTTCGTATGTATTATTATTTGATACAGTAAGCCATTGTTGAAGGTATCTCGCAAGTCCTGACCCTATCGATCCTTGTTTTATAACCGCTGAAGTTCCTCCCAGTGTGCGTGTGTTTATGCTTGCGGTTATTGAGCTGTTTATTGTTTTATCTACATATTGAGGAAAAGCAAATCCGCTACCTGTATCTGTATTATCCCATTCTTCGTAGTTAAACATTTGGGTATTTAGTGTATTTTGAGAATACATGGCAACTAAATATCCAGCACCTCCTACATAATCTGCTATACGATCTCCCATTCTCAAAAGCGTGTATGTTTTTTGATTAAATACATCTCCTCCAAACACACCTTGTGTTATTGGAGTAGTTAAATTAGAAGGTATTATATATAAATGACCAGTGCTTTGATAAACTGTTAATTCTTTATTGATTGGATATTTTTTATTTCCTCCCAAATCTCTAAATAACTGCCCATAAAAATAACCATTTGTTTTACTATTTCTATTGGCTGCAGACCATTCAGCATAACCGTTCTGATTTGTTGCAGTTTTAAATACATTTACCGCTCTGCAATTTTTTCCCACCAAAGAACCGGGCGGTAAAAATTGAGCATCTGCTCTAGCTCGAACCGTATTTCCATCTAAGATTTTTTCTTGACCGTCATCCAAATATTTATGATGAGTAATAGGAAAATCAAAAAAGCCGTTATTTGTCGGAGTTCCTATGTTTCCATCCAATTCTAAATAGGTACTATAAAAAGCAGCATCAAAATCGAATCTTCTCATATTACTAGTTCCGGGAACACCCAGTAGTTTTATTTTATCAGACGCAATAAACTCATAAGAAGATCCGTTTTTATTAAAATAATAATCAGCAGAATAAAAAAATAAATAATTAGAATAATCATAATTTGTCAACTGTTGATCAACAGCCGCACCATTTGAACCGTCTCCTTTATTCGCTACAGAATAAGGAAAAGACAACCTGCTAGAAGTAAACGTATTAAAATAAGGCTCAATGTTTGGGTTGATGTTTGAATAAGCAGCTCCCATAAAAAATAAACCTGTAGCTAATACTTCAGGTATTCTTTCTGCTCTAACAAATCTAAAACTACTAATTAGATTTTTAATTGGTTTGCTTGTTCCAGTACCAATCACATTTAAATCTATATTTGAAAATTCTACATAATAAATATGAACATTATTACCGTTTGCAAAACTTTCGGTTATATTGGCATCTGTGAAAGTAGGAGCTACCCTTCTAAGAGATCCGCCAATCACATTGGATGTTGACGTATCTATTCGAATATCGTCTACCCAATAAGGAGAACTCCATTTTCCAGTATCTTTCCACTGTACTTGAACTCCAAAACGATAAGTATCGTTGTACATATATGAAGTATTATTTAGTACGTTTTCTGGGTTTAAATATTCATTAAGATTAAAGGATATATTTTCACCGTCTTGATTATCTAAATAACCAACGAAAGGGATCTGCTTTCTTTTTATTTGATGTTTAAATGTTTGAGCCCATGCCGATAAATCTAAATCTGCTTGTTCTACGAGATTACTCATTGTCATTCTATTGTCAAACAATTTAATTGTTTTTGCCGCAACGTATTTTTGAGTAATTGCAACTAACTCATTAGGTCCTAGTTGAATGTTTTCTTGTCCTCGTTCTGTATGTTCTACAGTTATCTGTGTAGTATCTAATGGAATTGAAAAACGCTGTACAATCTTACTTGTAAATGTTTCTCCGGCATATTCAATCACAATTAACTCAAAATACTTATAAATATTTTTAGGAATATTTTTTACATTTATTCTAACTGCTTTAGCTGTAATTACTGTGCTAAGATTACCAGTAATTAAATGTGGTTTATTTAATTCAACATTAAAAATATTAACGGGGTTTGTCGGATATAAAAAATCAGTAGGTACAAAATCCTCAGATAAAAATCTTCCACTGTATCTTTTATTTCCTGCGGTAAGTGATCCGGCACCATCTACCACTTCAACATCTTCTAAATAAGAAGAAGGGGCTGGAAAAAACAATGCCGTTTCAATATCGATATTATCTAATTCGTATCTTCCTCCTTGTGGAAATAATAATCCATCCGCTGTTCTTTTGTTTGCGTATTTTAAATAAATAACCTTGGGCTTACTCTGATCATCGGTCAAATAAAAACTAATCTGATCGGTTGTTTTTTCAGATTGAGATTCTATTCTTCTGTTTTTTGAGAACTCTAATTTTTTACTTCTAATTAATCTGGTGTAAGTAAATGTAGAATCATTATCTGTAGAATACAAAACCCCGATTTCACTAACCAATGAGTAGTTTCCTGCCATTGTCTCACTGGCTAAGAATAAAAATAAATCATCATCTATTTGTTCTGAGCCCACAACTACAAAATTACCACTGCTTGTTAAATATTCATCAAGTAAATATACTGAAGCATATGTACCCTGAGTGTTTTCAACAGCCACTGTAAAATCATTACCTGTCCAAAACATATCAAAAAATGCAGTATTTCCAACATAACCTCCCACAGGAGCTACGCTGAATGTGATACCGGTTAGGGGAGAAACTAAAGATGTGATTGAACTCTGTATCGTTGATACAACTCCAGAAATACTTGTGCCAGCATAATTTACAGATCCGCTATATGTTGCTGGTATAGGACCACTACCACTATAAACAAAAGAAATAGTCAAATTGGCAACATGACTAGTAAGTTCTCCACTAACTAAATCTGAAATATCAACATAGAATCTATATCTTTTCTCACCACTCGTATAACCACCTATTGTATTTTTTAACGCATTGCCTTTAATTGGCATAATACCAGTAAAGTTATTTCCATCAGCCTGTCTATGTCTGATGTCATTTGCGTCAATATAATTACCACCACCCACATATGATAACTCGGTGTCTTTATCCATTATTCCGCTAGGGGTTATTCTTACGTGTGCCATTATCCGTTAGCTGCTTTTTGTTGTGCAAATTCTTTCTTATAGTCTTGAATGATATAAGCAGGGTAGTCTTTATGAAATCTCCTAGAGTATTTGTATCCAATGTACGATACTAACATTCTTTCCCAACGATCTGGTAAATATACTTCACCGTCATCATCTAAAGCTAAACCTTTATATCTTAAAACTGTAATTAATCCGTTTGGAATATCCAATCTAGATGCAAAAATAATATATCTACCTTGAATCGAATAGTCTAATCCTTCTATCCAACAGCTACCATTCTTATTACCAAATACAATTAATCTTGAAAAGTTCTTAGGTAATAAAACTCTACTGTCTTCAACGGTTAAACACTCTTCGTAAATATCAAATTTTGTAGATGTATTAAATGTCTCAACTGCTTGATTTATAAGTAGTTCAAACCACAAGGCGTTATTCTCGTAGCTAACTCCTAATTCTTCGCAAGCTGCTGCTATTACTTCTTGTTTTTTCATTTAGTTGTTGGTTTATCTTGACTGTCTGAAATATAATCTGGAGCAGTTCTGCCTTTTTTCAACATGTCCATACTTACCATTTCTACAATATCTCTTCTGAGATTAGAATCAACAGGATACCAATCAGTATCTTTTCTAAAACCAGGAACAATTGTTGGAACATTAAATATTGCTCTTACTTGTAAAAATTCTAATTTAGAATTGTTATAAATAAGAAGAGATTGTTTGTTAAGTTCTAGATTTTTCCAATCCCACATGATCTGCTTAGAATTTTTAAATATACTATGCATCGTTAAGGTTGTAAAACTTCTTCTAGCCCTGATGAATGGCTTTATTCCATTTGCATGACCTACGTAAATAAAACCATCATTATGCATGTCTATCGTAATTACTGAAGGGCACTCGAAAGAAACGACATCACATGTCTTATCTCTATCTACATAATTAAGATCTAAAGTCTGAACCCAACTGTCGTTTATCCACTCTAATCCTTTCTGTAGGTAATTTGCTATAATAACGGCTCTAGCTGAATGTATTTTTCCTTCTAGGTATAAATCATCAAAACGTGAATCATCGTTGCTTACACCACCGCTAATGTCTTTTTTTATTTCATCAATGATTTCACTTAATAATATCATGGATTCTCAATTATTGTCTGTTGTACAGATTGTTTCTGTGGATAGTCTCTTGTTTGTTCAGCTATTCCAAAAACACATTCGTCCATTAATCTATACAAAAACTTCTCAGTGTATGTATCATTCAAATTAATTGAACTGTCACTAACATTTATATTAACCGGAGGTACTAAGATGTAGTCGATTAATACTTTTTTAGGTGAGGGCTCTAAGAACCAAACCTTATTTGTTGAAGAAGATCCCGTCCAATACTTAGGGCTTTCTTTTATACCCTTAGATAATATTCCTTTCTTTCTATCTGATTGGCTCGGAGACCCCTCGAATGTTCTAACTAAATATAATTCGGTAGGTATTGGAGAGTAAACAGAATCCACAGTTACTGTTGTAGATGTAACTTTGGTAACTGTTTTAAAAGTTCCTGATCCATCGTTTACAATTCCTATTTTATCTCCTTTACGTAATCCGTGTTTTGATGTTGTAATAACCTTTCCAGACACACTAGTAAATGTAATCTGGTCTACAAATGTAAACGCCATTCTCATAAGATGGTAGTAGTCAGCAGGTATTGCTGCAGTATCTGTAGAAGCTGTAATTGAATGATTGTATTTTAGCAATTCTGATAACTCGTCGTATTCTTTCTGAGTATCAAGTAACATAGATAATTTATCAACCAGGCGATACATGGCTTCTTTAATAAGGCGATTAGCCTTCGTAGCATCTAAATACGAACTGTAAGCCTTGTCGTATTTTTGCTGCAAATAAAGATAAAATTCTGCGCCAGTCATAACGCAAATATACGAAATTTAAATGAATATTCTTAATCCCAAACGTTGAGTTTCTTTCTTAGCTTATTTACTGCATTGTCGTAATGCTCTATGAGTTGATTTAACTCTTCAGATGTAAACTTCTTGATTTCCTTAGAGAGTGAAACCATTTCATCAGCGGTACCCTTCTTAAATGTTTTATCTAGATTTAAACCAAAAGCGTACTGATTTCCACTAAGGCCGATATTACAAGCATAGCATTGCGGTCTACAATTAGTTACGTGAAATCTAGTAGACATAAATCTTCTAGACTGAAAGTGACCGCATTGTATTTTACGCCAATACTCTTTTCTACTACAAGTGAAACAAGTAGTATATCCTTCACAATCTGTAGACTCTAATCTAATAAATACACTAAATATTTTGTCCAGTTTTTTTACTAAAAAGCTGGACGATTCAGTTTTCTTTTTCTTCTTTAACTCTCTGGTTTCTTTATCTTTCTGACGCTTTCTAATAGATACGCAGGTAGTACATAACTTCTTGCTTTTATTAGCTAGAAATTTTAATTTGCCACAGTCTGTGCAAGTGTCTTTTACTACTTTTCCTATCATAATGAAAAAAGGGGGTCAGTGACCCCCGTTAAATTAAGCTTTTTTAGGTCTTCCTTTGTTTGTTTTTTCAGAAGGAATATTGGATGGATTAGCAGATAACTCTTCTGATTTCTCAGAAATTGTTTCTGAAATAAGTGTATTACTTACTTCGTAATCATCCCCAATAATTAATGAATTGTCAGCAATTCTATCAACCTCTGGAACAATAAATCCGCTGAAAAATTCTTTGTCGCTTAAGCATAAGTCAACAACATCTTTTTCAATAGCCCCAATTGTTCTACCACCTACTGAGAAGTAACCGTTATTGTAAGAAATAATACCAGCCCTGATTGCTTTTTGTGCATATACCATTGCTTTCTTATTACTTTCAATACCGTTGTAGAAAATGTCAAACGTCTTAGTGTCGATGTATGAAGCCCCTGTTAAGTTTGCTCCAATTAATCTAACTGTCAACTCTCTATGTGTCAATCCTCTAGGATCTAATCCTAAAGCGAAAGCCAGTTCGTGTTTGTTTTCAAACGACATGGACAACACCTTGAGCGCGATCTCGATATTTCTTTCTAGTTTATCGATTTCAATATCCGTTTTTTCATGTGATAAATGAACCCTGAAAATACCACGAGCAAAGTTTGGATTAGAATGTCCTTCAGTACTACATAGTGGATGATTTTTAAAGAAGTCTACTACTGCTAATTCTTTTTTGTTTTTCTCATCATACTCAACAGTAACAGGCTGTCCGTCTGTAATTACAATGTTGTGTACTCTGTGATCATCATATTCATAATCAGTAATTACTGCTTTTCCATCATTAACCAAATAAAGGTTTTTTCTAGTTGCTTTGTCTCGGTATTCACCGGGAAGTGTAAATGATCCTTTTGGAATAATCGGATCAATAATGAGTTTTCTTATCATGGTTTTATTTTATTTTTAAAAGAAGGGCCCCTCCGTAGAGAGGCCCATTAGGAGATTATGCTCCTGTAGTTTCATCTAAGTCATACTGACCAGGAGAAGCAAAAGGATTTGCAATAAATGCATCTAATGCAGTGATAACATCAGAACCAGCAGCACAGTAAAGTGTTACAGGTACGTTATCAATTTTACTAGATACGGCACCACTATTTACTGGATTTCCTACGAAACCTTCATAGATAGTGTAAAGAGTACTACCAACAGCACCGGTAATACCTTGAGCAACTAATTCAGTTCCTTTACCAACTGCTGGAGCAAATACCGCAGTTGCGTTATTTACACCCAACAAAGCACCAACTAAGCTAGAACCTTTGAAATCATATTCAGCAGTATTAACAGTGGTGATAGTGAAAGAAGTCCAAGTTGGACCAGTACCTACTTTAGATACAGTCAAACCATTAGCTGAACCACTTGTGCTAGCAGCAGGTAAACCTGGTACTAAAGCTGCACATAAACCATCAACGATTTCAGGAACTGAACCTGAAGCGTCTGAAGTAAATACAGCCAAACGGTTATCAACTGCTGGTCCGAAAGGAGCAGACAATTCATTCTTGATTGATGTGATAAGAAGTCTGTATTCAGTGTTATTTCCTGCAACCGGAGTTACAGTGATTTGACGTGAAGTACCGTTACTTCCAGCATATTTAACCAAGTTATTTACCAACGGAATATTTAAACCGTTGAATTGGTTGTTAACAGAACCAGTGATGTACAATTTGCCATTGGCAGTTGTAGCTGTTCCGTTACCATTCCATAATGCAATTACTTCCATTTTATATTTAATTAAAGAACTAATTCAATCAGACCCATTTTGTCTGCAGCGCAATACAAACCACAATCAGAAAGAACGTGGAAGTCAACTCCGTCTACATCGCTAGTACCTAAAGATACCAACTGAGAACCAGCAATAGTTTGCTTAATAGATGAAGGATCAGAACCTTCTAAGCCAATCATACCAGGAACGTAGTTAGCGATCATCTCGTCATTGTTGAAGTGATACTTCTGCAATGGAGACAAAGAGCCACTACCGTCAGCAGCAGGAAGCGGAGTCATATCCAACACGTAGATTGAATGTGATTGTTTTGGTTTACCAGTGATTGTAGATAATTCACTTCTGAACATCTCGTCATCCAACAAAGCCCAACGTACAAACTCAATGCTCATACCAGCATAAGCGTAAGTCATTACATTCAAACCTTCTACAGCTACACCGCCCAAAGTGTTTTGAACACCTGCGTATTTGATATAGTCACCTAAGATTGTTTGTAAACGAGCCATTGCAGCAGAACCCATCATGGCTACTAATCTACGACCGTTATCAGCACTCTTACGAACAAGAGTTTCGATGAAATCGTTGAAAGCAGTTTGAGTCAATTCAGAAGTCAAAGGAAGGTAAGTACCACCATTGTTGATGATAGACCAACGAAGACCTGAAGTTGAATAAGTTTCACCGTTAGGACCAGCAAAAACACCACGCTCAGCAAAAGCATATTTGTACTCTAAACTCTTAGCGAATCTACGCAAAGTTAGATCGTCATAAGAACGATACCAGAAATCACCTTGCCATTTAACGAAAGAAGCAGTTCTATCTCTACGAGCTTGAGTTGAGCTTTCACGAGTTACAGATGTATAAGTGAAGTCAGTGTTAGGTATTACGTTCAAGCTAGGTTTACCATAAGATAAACGGTTAGCAGAAGCGTCAAACATTACTTTTGCAATGTGACCTGCTAAGAAGTGCAATGTAGAAACCAAAGTGGTTGTTACACTCTTAACACGAATTTGATTTGCAGTTCCTGTTTTCTCAATAACGATACCTTGTACCAAGTTGCTATCAGCGATGATATCACCTGGACGGAAGTTTTCAGAGTTGCTTAATGTAACCAACAATTCGCCAGTTCCACCAGCAGCAACCGCAGTTACTACAGAAAATACAGATAAGTTACCCAATGAGCTAATTTCAACCTTCGCTTGAGGAGTTGAAATAGACGGTCCTAATTTAGAACTTAATTGAGTCAAGACATTATACCCATAATCTTGAGCATAAACCATTGCCATTTTATTAGGCAATGAGAGACCCTTTAACAATAAACTTTTATTGAGGTCAAGGGTTGTTACATTTCCAGCCATTTTTATTTATTTTTCAAATAATTATTAAAAGCATCTTCAACTGCACTACCAGTGCCAAACCCAGGATTTTGGTTCGAAGATGTCATACCTGTTGATGGATTCAGGGTAGCCTTAAGAATTTCTTCTCTTCCTTCATTCTTTGCTCTAGTTACATTAGCACGAACAATATCTTTTCCGTACTTCTTCCAAAGAGCAAACTCTACCATTAAGTCAACATCGAATGTCCCATCTTTACGTTGTAGGTTCATATCTTCTGCAATATATTTCTTAATCTCTTTTGACATTTCGCCTGTGATCTTAATACCATATCGCTCGCTATCAGCCATACTCGTAGTTGTTTGGTCCAACTCTGTCTGAAAATGATTCATGATTACATTCTCTTTTTCAACCGATTTTGTTGTTGATGAAGTAAGTTCTTTCAACTTACCTTCGTTAACTTGATTGAATTGAGATCTATATTCTTGAATCAATTTTTTCTTTTGAAATAAAGGCATTTGGTCTATCTCATCTTTTACTTGTTCTGCTTCATCCGAAGAGAAGTTTTCCAAGTCTCTGAGAGCCAATTCGATAATCTTGTTATCGTCCATTGAAGAATAGTCAACAACCTTATAGTCGTTAACAAAGTCTTTCAATGTTTTACCTTGTTTTTTATACTCCATAATTAACTTGATGTCTTCATCATCAAATTCAACTGGAGCATCAGTTTTTGTTTCCTGTGGTTTAGGTTCGTTACTATTATTGATTTGCGTAACTGAATCTGTAATCTGATCATTTATCGTAACAGCAGGCTCATCATCTTCATACCACTCTTTTTGAGTAGGATTAGAATTAGTTTCTGTTGTGGACGTTGGATCAGGACTAGGAGCCGGTGTAGGTTCCGGAGTAGGTGTAGGTTCTGGAGTAGGTGTTGGATTGGGTTCCGGTGCTGGATTATTTGCAGCAGATTGGCTTGCAATCTTTTCTTCCTCAAGAATCTGATCTACAATAGATTTGTAAGTTTCTGACATAAAATTTTAGTATACTTTTGCAAATATAGTGTATTTGTTTGATATGTGCAACCTTATGTGTTAGGTTCTTGTACCGGTGTCTCTGGAGAAGCTTGTTCAGGAGGAGCCGATTTAACTAAATCAGTACCTGCTTTCAATTCTGTTCTATAGTTTTCGCCTTCTTGTTGAGCAGCCATTGCTTGTTGTTGAATCTGTTGCTGTTGTTCCATTTGGGCTTGTTGCATCATTTGTTGTAACTGCATTTGCTCTTCTGCCTTACGTTGTTTTTTCTCAATAGAAAACTTAAGATGATTGTAAAGTTCAGTATATGTTTTGCAAGTTTCAATAGTTAAGTAATCAAGCATGTCGATAGCTTGGTTTTGCATAGCCGCTTGTGCAATAAACAATAATCTTTCTTTAGCCTGATCATCAATAAAGTCTTTTACTTTAACGTAGATACCGAAGTCTTCAAACTTAAACTCGTCAGTAACCTTCAAGTAGTTCATGCCTCTATCCCCAATTACTGGAATATCATTGTCTTCATTAGCTAACAATGAAATCTTGTATTGGTTAAGTGCATACTGTAAGTCTTTTTCAATAAATTGAATGAAGCCCTGATATAAGTAAGAAGTACCTAAGTTAGACTGGGCGATTGTTCCTGCCTGGGTTTTAGCACCAACATAACCTTGTTGTTGACCCAATGCAATTTTAGGAACATTCACAATCTCTTCCATGATTCTTTCTTCTTCTCTTTTAAGAGCCAGTAATTGTTGTACGTTCGGATCAAGAGTCATATCAACAACTTCAACAACTCTATTGCTATCCGTCATCAATTGATCTTCTCCTGTTGCATTACCATCCGTAATGTGAATACCCATTCTTTCAAAGTCGTTAAGAACTTCTTTTGCTGTGGCACTCCCTAACTTGTGTTTGTTTAAAACAAATACTTTTCCTTTAGCTCTTGTAACAGCTTTAGTTATTTCATTGTTTAAAAAATCAATTTTATCTTGGTGTTTATGTAATCTAGAAGCAATAGATCTAGACTCTCCCATTACCATATTAGGTATAAATACACTAATTGGTAATTCTACTGAGTTCATGTCGTCTTGCTTACGTACTATATTAGGAACCTCGCCAAAATCAACAACATATTTATTAGCGAGTAGTGTAGCCTTATATATAGTCTTAACCCAGTATTCAGAAGTTGTTGCGCCTTTAATTTTGCCCAAGTGCATATTTCCGTATTTATCTTTGGTTTTCTCATATCTTAACTCCTTATAACCAATCCAATAACTAGTTGTTGCTGCCAAAGACGGAACACCGTTGTTGTTCCAATACCATTTTAATTTATTAGTTGTTATATTATCTTCTCCCAATAACTTGTCGATGTTATCTGGAGTAAGTGTTTTAATTTCAAAAATATCCTGATCAGATAACTGTCTGGTATAGTATGGATTAGAAATAATCTCACCAGGTGTTACCCAATCTACCTTACCTACAAATCTAGCACCCTCATTAAAATCATCATCAAATGAATTATCCCAAATCAAATTATAAGGAAGTACTACATTCTTTACTTGTTTTTTGTTTATGATTTTGTTCTCGATACCGATAACTCCACCCAACAAAGTATAAAAGAAAGCCTGTTTGTATTTATTAATAAACTTATTTCTGTGCAATATGTCAATAACCATAGCGTATGCAATTTCTTCGCCATACTGCTTATAGTCTAATTGCATATACTTAGCTACTTCTTCTGGTAATTCAAATTCTTTTTTACCTAGAGGATTCACACTTACACCAAACTCATTTTCCATTTGGTCAAAGATGTTTTGAAATTCAACTTTTAATAGAGCCAATTCCATATCTCTGGTCTTTTTATTGATCGCTGCTTTGGAAACTGCTTTTGTAGATGGTTCAATGTTTTCAATCATCTTCATAGCAGTACCTAACATGAAGTCAATCATAGACGTTAACTTCTGTCCGTTAATCCAAACGTTCGGCAAAGCGCAAGAGTCTTGGTCCTGAGTAGTGTAGTAGTAATCTCTATTCTCTTGTTTACCAAGATAATACGAGAACATACGCAACATTTCATCTACCGGTTTATCAAAAGTCTGGTCTGTTCTATAGCCAAGACTATTCATCTGAGTGTTATACTTAGATGCCACGTATCTAGCGTTTTCTATATACCAGAATTGATCTTTTTTATTTTCTGGTATAAACTGGTTTGGTTGTTCACGTAAAGATGGCCTCATATTATTTTTACAAAGATATGAATAAATAAATAAAATACAACATACTTGCTTTTTAAAAAAATGTTATTTATATTTGTAACCGAAAAGCAGATGAGGTGCTACTTACGCTTCTCATCTTACCCCTCGGTTATATTTTTTTTCTTTAATCTCATCTACTTTTCACCTCCGGGGGGTTTTTTTACCCCTCATTCGGTTCTAACTGGTCACTGTGGTGGTGTTCGACAAGCAAACATCGTTAAAAAAATGCTTTAAAGCCATACCTAGTTAGTAACAGTCATAGAGAATGGTCTAACACAAAAATCCTAGGATGAAACCCTAGGGGGTAAAGCACGAAAGTGGTAAATGATGTTAAACTAAGGTACAAATAGATGCAATACTAAGTTCACCAGAATACGTATTGTAGTCGGCCCCTACGAAGTGTCTCTTTGGCTTCTTGCTTCCGGAAGAAAATAGGTCTAAAGGGTTGTGTTTCTCCTCTTTACCCCTATAAGAAATAAGTGTGTCTAAATCAAAAAAAGTACAATAGTTAAAACACTAATAAACAGTAACTTATGGCATACATAAAAAAACCAAGAACTAAGAAATTAACAGCAAAAGAAATTCTCGCATTGCCAGTAAAAGAAATGTTTCCAGCCGTAAAAAAACAAGGGTTTGGAACAGGCATACATAAGACAATCATGGACCGTGTCAAAAAACGTGTTTTCTTTGACTCTAGAGAGAACTTCTACCGTTCTATGGCACGTAACCTCAAAAACAACGTAGAGTTCCTACAAACGCACCATAAGATGACTGAGGGCGAATTTACAACTCGGGTTATTCAAAAAACATCATTCTCCAATTCTCCTAGACACGGTTCTAATTTTTTATTAGAGGGAACATACGATTACAATAGTTTACACGATATGGCATTTTCAATCGGTTTTGCTTTTAATATAAGCCTATATGAATTGCTTCATTTCAATCTCGAATTGTTATACATGAAGGATTTTCGAGAAGGTTTTGAATTTTATGCGTGTGAGCCGTATGATATTATTAGTTTGCACGAGTAATGTCACAGAAATGTCATAAAAATATAAAAATCGAAAATAAATCACACCACCATCACTAAAACATTTAAATTTGTAGAATAAATTAATATTATGGAATTAAAAGGTAAGGTTGACTCTAAAAAAGCAGAAGCGATAGTAAAAGAACTTGCTGACGGTTTAGAAGAAAAAGCCAGGAAAGAATTAAATGTCTTTAAGTGTGCGGAACACATTAAGGATATGCTTTTGTTTGGTCTGTATGATGAGGCCGTAAATATGGCAAATATAATGTATCATGAAAATACACTAGATCCAATCTCAGAAAACTTCACAGACATTAAAAGTAGAAAGATCGCAGAGATCAGATATATTATCAGAAACTTTAAAAATAACATTAAAAAATAAAATATGGCTTTAGGAAACAAAGAAAATGCTGTTTATTTAAGCATTCGTAATGGCAAAGTGAGTCGTTACAGCAAAACAAAAGAAGAAGGTACAACAACCGTAAAAACACAAGCAGGTGAAGAAAGATATTACTTTTTTTACGACTATGTGGATGGTTTGATTACTGGATTAAAAACAAAGCAAACTGAGTTTGCAGGACAAAACAAAACTTACTTGGTTGTTAGTTTGAATGACGAAGGTGAAACCTATCAGATGGAAATTGACTTAGTATCAAATTATTTCCAGTCATTTGCCAATGCGGTATTAAATGCAGACGTAAATGCGCCAATTAAAATCATTCCTACTATGAAAGAAGTAGACGGTAAGAAGAATACCGGCATGATTATTATGCAAAACGGTCAAGCCATGAAATGGAAGTTCACTAAAGAAAATCCAGGTGGAATGCCAGACATCGTAGTTACAAGAAATAAGAAGAATGAAGTTGTTGACGTTGATCGTGACGATAGAAATAACTTCTTGTTTGCTGAACTTGATAAGTGGTTAAGTGGTGCAGTTTCTGCTAGCAAGGCTCCACTTCCAGTAACTGCAGTTTTTGAAGAAGCTAACGACTTGGATATTAATGATTTACCTTTCTAATTTATAATCATTCTAAATAATGAGAAAATCTAAAATTAAAAATTCAACATTGGCTGAAGAGATCGCCAATTCAGTTAACAAAGAGGCGGTTGTTCAGGAAATTCTTGAGCAAGTATCTACTACTGCTCCTGCTCCATTAAATCACATCAGACACTACAATAACGAGCAGACATCTATTATTAGACAGTCTTCTTTAAAATCGGCTGTTACTTTTATGGGAATATTATTACCTCGTTTAGAAATTGAAAGTGCTGATGAAGTATTGGCACATACTGTTGCTGTAGCAGAGGAATTTGAAAGATGGGTTATCAGATCATAAATATCAACAAGGACACACACTATGAAGATTGGGTGAATTATCGCTCTAGTGGAATAGGTGCGTCTGAAGTTGGTACTGTTATGGGTTTGAATCCTTGGAAATCTTCAGTGGAGTTGTTCTATCAAAAGATAGGGCAGCTCCCAAGTAAGATTGATGAGAACGTAGCCATGTTTATGGGTACTAGATTAGAGCCGGTTGTTGCTAATTTATGGGAGCATTATGATAATGATGAGACCCAGTTCATTAAAAATTACAACGAAGGTGTTAAGACTAGAATCGGTGGAGAGGTTGTCGGATATATCTTAAACGAGAAATATCCTCATTTGTTTTTATCTCCGGATCGACTAATTCTGAAAAAGAAGGGAAGATTGGTGTATAATGGGAAATTATCGATGAATAACGTCACCGGGGTGTTGGAAATAAAAACGATTAGTGGTTTTGCATCCAAGCAATGGGACGGTGGTATTCCTCCGAGTTATGTGGTGCAGTTAACTACTTACTTGCTTGGCTTAGGTTTAAAGTACGGTGAGATTGCATTTTTAGAGGATGGAAGAAAGCTCAATGTAGTTCCTGTTAATTATTCTGAGTCTTTGGGTAATCAAATCATTGAAAAGACAACCGAGTTTTGGGATAGAGTGTTAGCGGCAAGAGCTGATATGGAAAATGCTCACTTATATGAACCAGAACCAGATGGTACTAAATCATATTCTGATTTCTTAAACAAGAAGTATTCTCAGAGCGAGGCAAATACCATTCAAGGGGCAGATGATCTAAAACATAAAGCCATTGCTCATAAGATGATCACTGAGGAGATTAAGGACAAGGAAGATGAAGCCAGAGAGTTGAGTAATTACCTTAAAAACGAAATGAAAGACTTCGATACCATTTCATTTGGCACAAGTGGTAAAGTTACTTGGAAAACAGACTCAAGAGGATACAGAACATTTAAAAACGGAATTAAGATATGAGAAAAAATTCTAACTTTACTCTCGATGTTTTAAAATACGTGATCTATGAAAAAGAGACCGACAATGATTATATCCAGTGTATTTTGGTAAATGCTGGGGTCTCAGAACATCTTATTATCAAAACCCCAAGTCTAATACTAACAGTAGAGGTAAAGACAAACATAAATAACTTTAATCAAGAAAGAAAAGGATTTAAATCATCTCTTCTATCAATAACCTGTGGAGAGTATAAGATAGGAATAACAACATTCTTATCGAACATAAGAATCATTTCTAAGTTCTTTAAAGCCATTAAACTACTTATGTCAATACCTAAGTTCACTCCTATACAGTTTTACAGCGTAGAGTACCAGGATGTGATAATATACCACCACAATAAAGAATAATATGTACGGATACGACTTTCTCATAATCATGGTTACCGCATCAATAGTCCTTCTTGTTTGGGACTGGTGTTTTCCCCCGAATAAGAATAAGAAATAAAAGCCATTTTATTGTTTCATAGGTTAAGGCCACACTTCGGTGTCTAATTTATTGGACAGGGTGTGGCTTTTTTAGTTTATAACCCCCCTCAGAAGCACTACCAAGGTCATTAAAGTGTTAAAAAGATGTGGATAGTCTCAAAAATTACGGGGGTAAGACCCTGAGTTATCCACAAAACGTCAAAAATAAGCATAAATTGGCTCAAATTAGCTCAAATTAGCAAAACGTGCAAAATTTACAAGTTTCGCTAAATTTGCTTAAATTGGAATCGAGAGACTGGGTATAAAAAATGTACTCACATTTAAAAAATGTACTCACATTTAAAAAATGTACCCCCCTGTGATAAAAATACCCCCCTGGTTTTATTCAATCCCCCCCTCCCTAGGGAAAGGTTCAAAAAACTAATGGTAACGCGGGTGTGGTAGGTAAGCGCTAGCAGATCCCAAACCCCACCCCGTAAAAAAAATACCCCCCGTCCATTTTAGTGGACAGTGAATTCTAATTTATTAGACACAATGCCTAACATGTACAATAAATTAGACAAAAAAAATTCGCTCTGTCCTGTTTATTGGTGTGCAGTATAGTGTACAAACTTTTGTTAGTTAACACAGCACAACCCATAAGGAAAAACAATCACAATTGCAAATTTAGTTTGTCACTTTATTGTCAGATTTTTTTTATTCCATTCCAAAAGACAAACAATACAAGGAACGCACACGCACGCACGCACGCGTATAACTATTTAATCTTACATTACCACTATTCATTTGTCTGTTTTGTGTCACATTTTTACGTTATTACTTATAGTTATTTAGAATCATTCTAAATTTCATTTTTTTTAATTTGTAATTCATTGAATATCAGTAACTTAAAAAATACTTTTATATTTATTCAAAAATAATTCAAAAAGTATTTTTTTATCTGAATGTTAAAACTATCTTTGTATTGCGTTCTAACATTATTAACATTATAAGTTCAAAAATAAGCCAATTTTTGAAGGTGTACCAGGTGTGTCCAATTTATTAGACATGTCCAATTTATTGTACACTAATGTTTTAGCGTCGTTCTTTGACATATTAAATGGGGTAAATTAAACCTATCAAAACAATTTACCAAACATGAAAAACACTAAAAATGTGGTACAGGTTACAGAAGTAACAACCACGCAGCAAAACAAACTATCTATAACAATATTTCAAGAAGGCACAATTTCAAAAAGCCAAAAGGACGGCAATATTACTATAGATACAATAAAAAGAAGTGACAACGAAGTGACAATAAACACCGAATTAAGCAATGATAAATTTAGTTTGCAAATCGGTAACTTTTTAAACTTACTCTTAAGTTCGAATGAATTCTTAAGACAACAAAAGTTTTTTAGTTCTAAATTAGATTTGTGCTTTGAAATTACTTTTAACAATGTAGAGTTAAAACAGGACGCAAATATTAATTTAAATGTACGTCCTAACTTCTTTAATAGTCCAAAAAGTTTACGCAAATTTGCACATAATTTAACTTTATTATTTGCGAGATTTCAAGGCATATACACTGAATTTAAGTTTTTAGAAAGTAACGTTAATACAATTATCGAAGGCAAATTGAGTGAAGTATTAACACCTAAAAAGCAAAAAGAGAACACAATTAAAAACGTTGCATTTAAGCCTTTAAATTTAGAATTAATTCAACAAGCAAGTAACTAAAACAATTAACCAAAAAACACACCCCATTTAATATGTCAATTTTAACCCTTGATTCATTTCAGGGGTTTTTTTATGAATTTTTTGGAATGGGTTTATACCTACCTATTCCCTATTCCCTAAAGTTCAAACTATATTTGATATTGTCCTATCCTATATAGTGCCATGAGTGAACTAAAGATATTTCTTGAGGGTTCTGAGTCCCCACCAATTGGGGAACTTACTTGCACATTATAAGCCATTTTGTGCCTGCCTATTCACTCAACACAGACAATAAACTGTGTGGCTGTTATGTTTGCCTTAAGTAGAGAAAACTACGTTGAGAAAACTTTCACGTTGTACTGATAAGTACATTAAAAAGCGGTCGATTCTGCAACACAGAGGAAACCCAGCAAACAAATGCCGAATAAATTACCGTTGTGCCTATAGTCGATGGCTTCAAGTGTAAACGCTTACACGCAATTCGCATACAAATCAATGTCAGCCTGTTTGGGGCAGACCGTCCGCCTCAGGAACGAGTGTGTTATATCGTAATGCACACCTATGGCTTAGACTAACTACATTCATTTTGTTTTAGCCTATCCATAAATACCAAACAAACCTTTATTCCTTTTACGTGCCAATAGTCGACGGCTTAATATGTGCAACGCTCACATACGGGATCTATTCTACCATCAGGGCAAGGACTATTCATGTAGTTATGCTTCAATGCAACCTTGCCCTCCACCTAAATTATAAAACTATGAAATTCATTATCAAATCAGAATGCAAAAAGATCTTAGACGCTAAAACTATTGCCAGAATGGAAAACCAACGTAAATTAAATGTTTACCGTCCCTCTAATGGTAAGTTAAGTAAAACTAAATTTGGTTATAGAGATTGTTCTTTCCTATAAGATTTCAATAATATTCTGAGACCACGCCCATTCAGCCCTATCTTAATCGGTAGGGCTTTTTCTATTTTAAAATAAACCATGAACTATACTAAACTAATCGACTTAGATCCTACATCGTTTGGGATCATTACTAATTCAAAAGGTCAACAGATAGAATTTGTTGAACATCCTAGACTAGGAGATGAGTATCCTGTTATCTGTGTGTGTCACGAATTAGAATTGGCTGAGTGCTCAGACTTTTTTGATACTGATGACATGGTTGCTGACCACAAAGAGTACGAACCTTGGTTCGATGAAACTAACACATTAAGATTTGGAACATTATGAAAGACACAATAGAAAACTTATCGGTGCATTATGACCACTTCGCTGACAATCCATTATTGTTAGATGAGAACATTACACCGGTTATGTTTCACAAGAGATATGACTTACCGAATCCATCAGGTGTAGTAAATTCTGACTTTACATCTTGGGACGCATTAGAAACCTATCTCAAGAAACAATTCGAAAATGTACAAAAAGTATATATGTATGATCATTCCGGATTAGCATTTAGAACAGAACCTTTCCCTGATCAGTGGGACTCAGGTGTGGTTGGCTTCTTGTGTTCACATAGATATGAAGATATGTCTGAAGACTTGCAGTTGTTTGAACATTATATGAATGGAAGTTGCTATCTCATAGAAGTTAATGAGGATTTCTATAGCATATACGGATATGGTGAGATGTTAACTGAACTTGAAGAAGTACATGAATGTACTGATGAAGAAATAAAAGACTTAATAAACAAATTATGAAAACCACAAAGAACAAAACAAACGAAGACATCCTTAAACAATTAGTTAAAGAACTAAACATGTTTGAAATGGCTCTAATGAGAGAGCGTATCATGTGTATTATGGAAGCCACTGAAGTGTGGGCAAAGAAAGAACTTGAAGACCCTAACCACAAATTGCAGATAGTAGATCCACAACTATACATTAATCTATCAACCAAAGTAAAAAAGATATTAAGTTTTAACGAATAAACGCAGCAAATCAAGAACTTGCAACTTGGCAAGCCTATATTGAAGGTGATACTTTCTGTTTTGATATACAGATAGACGAAGAACCTGTAGAAGATAGATTTTGCTCTGGCTTCTATGGATATGATCATGAAGAAAGTGGATTGGTTGACTGCTTAAAGGGAGAACTTCATATCTGTGATGTAACACCCGAACAAATTGATAAACTAATAGGACAAATATTATGAATAGAGAATTTATACCATACGAACTTGCTTTAGAGTTAAAACAACTCGGATTTGATGAACCTTGTTTGGCTTACTTTAGTAAATTACAAATCCTACATTTATGTGGATACGAAAACATGTCAGATAGAGGATTTGTATCAGCTCCCACTTACCAAAAAGCATTTAGATGGTTTAGAGAGAAGCATAATTTGTACCATATGCTCAATCCATTTACCCGTGATGAAATCATAAAAGGGGATTTGGTAGAATTCATATGTTTTGGTTATGCAATACAGGATGAAGTTGTAGGAAGAACAGATTTCAAAACCCACGAAGAAGCCGAACTTGAATGTCTTAGACAATTAATTGAAATAGTAAAACTAAAATAAAAACATATGACAACAAAAGAATTAGTTTACTCTATGCTTATAGAGAACACAGGCTCACACATGTTAGACAGTGGTGGTGCTTATGGACGTGCTTGGGAACGTAACCAAGGAAAGACCATTGAAGACTTCGAACGTGAACCAGAGGAACGTATTGTTTGGACTGGGAACTATTTAGAACGTAGTGTGTCTGTCTTTCATTACCTATCACAATTAGATACTGATGCCCTATGTGATGACTTTAATAGTATGCCATGTTTAGATTGGGATGCGGTTGCTGATGTTTATGGGGTATCTGAGGCCCAATGGAATTGGCTGAGAGAATTTCGAGATGTTAAAGTTACTCAAACATTTAACACATATAACGGGGACTCAGACCTATCTCAAATCCTCCAAGGGTCATGGCTTACAATTGATGACGAACAATATCTACTTCTTCAAATTCATGGTGGATGTGATGCACGTGGTGGATACACCGATGCAAAACTATTCAAGCCACGAGAAGAATATTATATACACGAATATCTAAGAGAGTACATGGATAGTCGTGACCTTACAGATGACATCGAACAAGATTGTGCCTATGTGTATGATCAAGAAGGTAATGTTATGGACAACAAAGAACTATTAGAACTATTAAATAAAGTAAAATGAAAATAGAAGAAATAACTACGAAACTAAACGAGCAAGGATATGTATATCCCGATTGTTTAAAATGGACTACTGGAGATATCAATCTCCGGTTATCAGCAATAGATAGACAAGATGATTTAAAGCTTATGACTGAAGACGATAAGATGATGTTATTAGAAAATTTCTTTGACGCATATGCTGATGACATTATGGAATTCATTAACCAAAAATTAGAACAAGACCTTGAGTCTTATACAGATTATCAAACAAAAAACAATTAAACAAATAAATAAAACATGGGACGTTATTATTCAGGGGACATCGAAGGCAAGTTTTGGTTTGCTGTCCAATCATCAGATTGTGCTGACCGTTTTGGTAGCATTGGTTATGAACCTTCTTACATTGAATACTATTTTGATACCGAACATTTATCGGGAGTAAAAGAAGAAATTCAAAACATAGAAGAAAATTTAGGAGACAAGAAACAAAAGTTAGATGACTTCTTTGCAGAAAGAGATAGTTATACCGATTCTATGCTCGAAGAATCAGGGATCACTAAACATGATATGTCAGAGTATGCTGATTTACTGATGGGTTATAAAATTAGAGATTGTATTGAAGACACGGGAGCGTGTAGTTTTACTGCTGAGACATAAAGATATGAACAAACTAACAAACACCCAAAAGAGAAATCTAAACTTGCCATCTTGCGAAACGTATTATGACATGGACGGATTCATTTACCAACAAGTATCGCCATCAGAGGTGAGCGATTTGATGAACATGAGCAAGGAGGTGTACGAACTACACGATGACAACACCGAGAGTTTGGTAGACGGCATTATGAATGAGTCATCAACCTATGGAATCGAGGTCGGATTTTTGGATAAATTAGAGGCAATGGCAATGTTCCTAGGTATCAACAAAGGTCTTGGACTGCCGAATCAAAGCGACGAGCGTTCCAATTAAAAAACTAAAACTATGAACATAACAATTAATATTGTTGAGGCAGCAAGTGAACTTGCTCACAAGAAACTAATCGACCTGTATGACTTTGATGACATTTACAACGGAGAAGTTTATTCAGACGAGGTACAAAAAATATTCGACAATTTTTATGACGAATACTATGAACTATTAATAGATCTACACACAATCTAAAACTATGAACAAAAATAACACTATCATGAAAATTATAAACGACCTCAAACACTCAAATGAATTTGCATTCTTAGTTGGTAAAAAAATATCATCAGTAAGATATATGAGCAAAGTAGAAGCCGACCATTTTGGATGGCACAAACGACCATTGATAATTCGATTCACTGATGGTACTTTTTTGTTACCTCAGAGTGATGATGAAGGTAATGATGGAGGTGCTATGTATTACAATGACGGAAATTTAGAACAACAAAAAACAATTTATACAATATGATAACTAAACTACAGTACTTCAAACAACAAATTCAGGAGGCTCTCAGAGAATATCCTGAATTAAGACAACGGATTCTTGACATTCATGACATATGTATGTTAGATCTAAGCGATGATCGATTCAAAAATATAACTTTGGATGAATCTATCTCTGAGTTAGAACAACTAACAGGAATTAATAAACAAACAATAAACCCATGAACATCAAAACATTACTATCCGATGGCAAGACCAATGCCAAAACGAAAAAGAACTTACGCCCTACCGGGATATTGTATCTTCACCCCTCTGTTGTAGACGGTAAAGATATGTGTCCATTTGCTACACCTAATTGTAGGGCTGCTTGTCTTAACACGGCAGGTAGAGGTGCATTCAGTAACGTACAAACATCACGTCTCAATAAGACTAAGTACTATGTATCCGACAAAGATGCATTCTTATTTCAGTTGGCTTTAGAGATTAACAAGAAGGCTTTGAAGTCTGAGACCCTGGCAATACGACTTAATGGTACAAGCGATCAACCATTAGTAGAAAGCCTTCTCAAAGATTATAACATAGAAGATAATGTAGTGTTCTATGACTATACTAAGAATCACAAGAAAGCAGGAGTGCGTACATTTACAAGTGGTCACAAGTATGTAGTTACTTATAGTCTTCACGAAAGTAACTTAGAATCATTTAAGTATATGTTAGACAATAAGTTATGTATCGGTGCAGCAGTATTTAACATCAAGTCAGATGGTCCAATGATTACAGAATGGAATGGCTTTCCTGTAGTTGATGGTGACGAGCGTGATGATCTCATGTTAGATATACCAATGGGTACAATCTTAGGACTTAGAGCCAAGGGTAAAGCGAGACAAGATAAATCTGGCTTTGTAATTCAACTATAATATTCAAATATAAAAAACCTTAAACAATTAAAAAATCAAACAAATGAACAATCTAACTAAAAATCAAGAAAAATTAATCGAACAAATCAAGAATGAATTCTTGGCTATGAATCAATCTGAAACCTCATCCTCTTTTGCAGATTTAATATTGAACGAAATCGATGATACTCGAATAGAGTTTGCTTCAATTAATTCAAAGAGCTATGCTTTGTTCGAAGAACTACACGCTCAGCATCTCAAAAATTTAGAATATCTTAAAACAGAGTGTGCTAAATTGAGAATCGGTGTAGAAGATAAAGGTTTATCTTTTAAAGATACGTCCCAATATTGTACATCAACAATTACACTCTTACATCCTAGTATCAGAGACTATGATATATCTATTAGTGTAAGAATTCCAACCCGTTATCACTCTAAGAGTGGACTGCGCACATGGGAATTGTATTCTACAATTAAATATGGTATTAGTGTAACAAGTGATTTAGACCATATGTATGAGTTTAATATGTTTATAAATAAAGATAATTTTAAAGAAAGAGTCACAACATTATATCACAGAATAAACCAGCCTCTTTTTGTGTCGTTGTAAATAAAAATAAAAACATGAAACTAATTAAATTAACAACATTCCACTTACGTAAAGAAGAAGCACTTTATGTGAATCCTTTGCACATCGGACATATGTACCATGTACCCGAAAAAACAGAACATAGCATAACAAAACGAGAGCATACAAGAGTCGGAATTACTACCCATAACAATGGTGGCTTTGAAGTATTAGAAACACTTGAACAAATCAATAAATTAATTGAACAAATATGAACGAAGAAACTTTAGAAAACGCAAAGCATTGGTTTGAATCGATGGGATATCATGCCGACATTGCTTATGGTAGTTTACATCTTTACCTAGACGGTATGAGTGTAGAACTTTCTGAATCAGAGATTGAAGCAAGAGCAGAACAATGGATCAACAACTTAAACAGACAAGATTAATATGGCAAACAATTGTTACAATCACGCTAGCCTTTGCGGAAGCAAAGAGGCGTTAGACTTAATTGAACTTAGAGTAAAAGAAGCAACACAAATAGTAGATCATTTATGGTACGAAACTTTTTATCAAGTTCTTGGCTTACCATTACCCGAAGAAAGTAAAGATACCTATGATGAGTTTGGATCTAAATGGTTTCAGATTGATCTAGATAGAAATAGTGACGATATGCTTATCATGAGTGGTGATTCTGCATGGTGTCCGGTCTCAGAATTCTTTCTTAAACTTAGTGCGATTTATAATTTAGAAATAGAAAGCTGTTATGAAGAATGCGGTAATGATATTGCAGGGTGGTTCGAGTGTAATAACGGTGAAGTATGGAGAGAAGAAGATGTAACATTTGACGAATTTAGTTACAGAGAAGACACAGCGGCATTCCTGGAAAATAAAAAAGACGCTATTAACTTTGGTGACTATGATGATGAATTAGATAACCCATCCTCAATTGGAAAGGTGTGGCAAATGATGTCAGAATCTGACAAAGATTGTATTAGAGAAGAATTAAACGAAAGAAAAGAATACCTATCTGAAGAAGGTAGACCAGATACATTAGAAGAATTAGAAAACTAAAAACCATATAACGATATGAAAACAGTAATAATTAAAACCCGTGCTATTTATTATAAGGTAGCAGAAGTAACGATTGAAGTTCCTGATGATCTTAACAATGAAGACGTTAGGGATTGGGTTTGGAATAATGAAAATATGTTTGTAGACGAATTAGATCAAAACTTACACGATGCTCCACTAACCTATGGTTTTGGATTAGATGATGATTTCGAAGAGATAGATTCTGCTTCTGAAACAAGATATGATGTATATGAGAATGGACAAATAACTTTTGGAGGACATTGCTAATGGAACTAACAACACAAATGAGAAATAGAATTGTTGATATAACATTAGGTTATACCGACATAACAAGAGCTGACTTCTTTCTATTAAAGAATAAAAAGAAATACGCCAGGATTAGAAATGTGTGCATTGCTCTAATGATGAAGAAGGGCGTGCACTATTCCGATATTGCCACCACGTTTAAGATGTCATTTCAAAATGTATATTATCAGATGGCTCAGTGTGCCAAGTGGGGTGACAATCCATTCAAATACGATTTTGAATTAAATCTTTTATCTGAATTAGAAACAGAATACCACAACAAAGAATCAGAATTATCACTTTATTAATATAGATATGATATACATAGACAAGGACTTAAGACGATATGAGGGATCCGAATTAAAAAAGATTCCTCTTGTTAAAAAATGGAAAATATTATTTTACATTTCCATGACATTTAATTTATTGCTGATATTATATTTGCCGTATAACTTTACGACTAAGGTAAAAATAATGTATCGTACTTTAATTCATCACGACACTTTGAAAGATATTACACTGCATGATAGTGCAGTCATGAAGGAACTTATAAACAACGGTTGCGTTCTTCCAGGTGTGGCATTAGCACAGTTTAAAATAGAAAGTAGTCATTTTAAATCAAAGATAGCAATAGAAAATAAAAATATAGCAGGAATAAAAACAAGCAGAAGTAAGTATGTAATGGGTATGAAGAATGAACATTGCGCTTACAAATCATATACTGACTGTATTAAAGATTATATATTAATACAAAATAGATATTTAAAAAACATCGATGGAAAATATGCAGCGGCAGGACCGTATGTTGAACTAATTAAAACATTTAGAAGATGAGAAAAATAATGAACAAGATTGGTACTTGTTTTTTAGGTTTTTTGGGCAATAAGGGGTCAGAAATGACCCCTTTGTTAGACTATCCGGAATTAGGAAAACCTAGAGCAATGAGTACTTGTTATCCAGATCAAACTCTGGAATATAATGACGTATTTAAATACTTAAATAACGAAATCAGAAAACAATATCAAACATATGACAGCACTCGAAGCGAATATGCTCGTAACGCATATCCAAAAACTAGAAAAAGAAAATCAAGAGCTTAAATCGCAAGCAATTGACTTTAAGTCTATTACAAGATTTGAATTGATTAATCACACTGGCGGAGACATATCGGTGACTCAAAAACAAGGCACGGTGATTGTCTTGTTTCCATCTCCTGTAGTTGAGGCCAGCGTTCAAGATGAAAACAGAACACTAAAAATATTTTTAACAAGATGACATTAAGAGAAGCAATCAGTTTCGGTTTCCAGAAGGTAACGGTTACTACAGAAAACAGTGGATGCGGTGATATATATCACTACTTCATTAAGAAAATTAATAACGTTGATCTAATGATTGATGTAGACAAAGAAGGAAATTGGTTTGGTACCATATTTGACATGGGTGTTAAATTTTATCCGGTTAATTTATTTAGAGATGTTGTCTCTACTGTAGAGAAAGGGCAATGGGATGCTGAAATTTGATTACACCAATCGCTACAACGATACCATTTCTTTTGTTCAATCTGGGGATTTTACAATTAGGATGATAGGTGGTGAGTATTACAGATTTGGTTGGAGTACTAAAGAGCAAGCAGACAATAAACAATATACTATGGCTGATCCTAGCGGTGGACCATATATTGCTTCGGGCTCAGACATGGGAAGATTCATGAAAGAATGGAACGGACTAATTGTTAAGCACCTGACTCCGGACTCAGTCACTAATGAAATCATCATTCACTTACACCAAGGAAGAATAATGAAGGGTAAAACAAATGACGAAGAAGAACTTAGATGGTATAAAGCTGGAGATTCTTCTGGACAATTTGAAAGATACAATGACATGGAACAATTTTTAGTAGCACAGAATGACCGATAAAACAAACAAAAATGAACGATAAAAAGTTTTCTATTAGTAAATTAAATTTCAAAGAACCAAGCGAAGCGAAACGTCAGTTAAACCCAGTTGCAAAGCGTAGCAATCAAGCACTTAAGAAAATGTACAGAGGGAGGGCTTGGAATGACTAAGTTTTTAGAAATTAAAACGGTTCACGGGAATATTGTTTTAATTAATATTGATAAAATTGTACAAATAACTGAAGGCATTGAATTAGATTTTCATTTTATATGGCTACATAATGGAGAAAGTATTAAAACATACGAAACAATCGAAGAAATAAAAGCAAAACTATGACAAACAATAAACAACAGACGGCAGTAGATTTTTACAGGGAACATATACACGCTTTGAGCATAGATGGAAAAACTCATTTTACCACTACAAAACAAGTTTATGAACAAGCCAAAGAAATGGAGAAAGAACAAATAATAAAGGCTATTGATTCAAATTATACATATAATGACAATCAAATTTTAACAATAGGTGAACAATACTACAACGAAAAATACGGAGGCAACAAATGAAAAAACTATTTATAATATTCCTATTCTTAGGATGTTCTGAGAAACAGCCTGAGCACAGTCTTAAAGTTACAGATTCTATAATTTATTACGATTCGATGATTTTAATTAACGAAACGCCATGAGTAATAAAATAATAAAATATCTCAAGAATTTTGGAAATATCTATGCTGAGAATAGGCATTGTGAAATACCAACGACTTGGTGTGCAGATCCAATGATGCGAAAAATAATAATAAAAGACAAGACTTATGTTGGTGTTCCATATAAAAATAAATATTTATACGTGTTTGAGTTTTGGACAATTATACTTATTACTACTTCTCCGGTCTGGTTAATCATACTTTACTTTAAACAAATAGAACCTTATGCGCAATACGCAATGAAAAAGGGCATGTGTTTTATTTTAAACATATTTTTTAAATGAAAAAGGCAGCAATCTATACAAGAGTATCTACTATTATGCAGGTAGAAGATGGATCATCAATTGACAACCAGATAGAAAAACTAGAGGCGTTTTGTAAGTACAATGACTATGAAATTGTAAATAGGTTTTCGGATCCAGGAGTATCGGGAAGAAAGTTTGAAAACAGACCGGAGTTCATGAAGATGATAAACCTGGCTGAAAAAAAGAAAATCGATGTGGTTGTCGTTTACTCTTTATCTCGTTTCGGTCGTAACCTAAAAGATACTCTTAAGTGGATTGAATTTTTAGAAAAGAATGGCGTTTCTTTCTACACACAAGATTTTCAAGCAGACACGTCTACATCTCACGGAAAGCTAATGATGCAAATGGTAGCAGCATTTGCTGAGTTTGAATCCAATCAACGTAGCGAACTAATCACAAGCGTTATGGGTCATCTTAAAGATCAGGAAAAAGTTTACTGTGGTCCCACACCACTGGGTTTTGAGAAGCTAAACGATCAATTAATAATTATTCCAAAAGAAATGGAAGTTATTCAATGGGTTTTCGAAAAAAAGAACAACGGAGTATCTTACTTCAACATTGCTACGACTCTAAACAACAGAGGTATTGCAGGAAAGAAGGGAGGAAAGTTTACACAAAGTACAATTAAGAAAATAATAGACAACTCACTTTATCAAAAATATTTATGACATGAGTAACCCAGAAGTAATCACACATCTTGCAAGAATCATATTCAAATTAAAAGATGTTAGCAAAGAAGATAAAGATTTATTGGTATCACTGATGAAAAAACACACAAAAAGTAGTAACTTTGTTCCCCCCTCTATAGAAGAGGTTGAAGAGTATTTAAAGAATGAAGGTTATCTGAGACCGCGTGTGTGTGCAGATCAGTTTGTAAGTTTCTATGGATCAAAAGGTTGGATGATCGGTAAGAACAAAATGAAAAACTGGAAACTCGCAACCAAGCAGTGGAAGGAATGGGAAAAGAAAAATAAAAACATTATCGTATGAGTTACCAAAGTGAATTATCAAAATTAGGAATAGATACTAAAGGACAATTTAGTGGTCTAATAAAAACAAAATGTCCTAAGTGCTCAAGTACTAGGAAAAAACAAAATGATCCTTGCCTGTCGGTAAATATCGACACGGGATTATACAAATGCCACAATTGCCAGTGGAGTGGTTCAGCTGCAGCTAGACAGTATAACACACCTGAACCGAGAAAAGAGGGCCCTGATGGTAGAATACAGGCATATTTTAGTGGTCGGGGGATTCTTCCTAAGACGGTTGAATCCTTCCGCATCACTATGTCTGCAGAAACCATGCCGCAAGACGGTCAAAAACATCTAACAGTTTGCTTTAACTATTATGATGATGACAATCTTGTGAATATAAAATTCAAAACCTCCAACAAACTATTTAAAATGGTTACCGGAGCTAAGAAAATTGCTTACAATTTAAATTCAATTAAAGAATCCGAGTACGTTATAATTTGTGAGGGTGAGGAAGAATGCATGGTTTGGCACCAAGCAGGATTTCCTCACGCTGTTTCCTGTCCAAACGGAGCCAGCGTTAACACAAATAATTTGGAATGGTTAGATAATTCATATCAGTACTTTGAAAACAAAAAAATAATTGTAGCCACTGACAATGACTCTCCCGGTAGAAAGCTGAGAGATGACCTTAGTAGACGATTCGAACAATCAGATGTTTATGTTGTTTCCTTCCCTGATGATTGCAAGGATGCGAACGATGTATTAAAAGCATATGGCTCTGAGGTGCTAGGTAATATCTTTAAGGAAGCTAAGTTGTTACCTATTAAAGAGTTGTCTGAGGCCTCAGACTATAGAGATTTAATTCTGAATTATAGATCAGAAGGTTATCCCAAAGGAGCCGCTGTAGTTATGCCAGAAACGGATAAGTTACTGAGTTGGAGTAGAGGAGAACTTGTTGTGGTTTCAGGTGTACCAGGTTCAGGAAAGAGTACACTTATAGATTACTACTACATGCGATTAGCAGTTATTGAAGGATGGAAGTTTGGAATATTCTCTCCTGAGAATGCGGCACCATTAAAGATTACGAGATTGATTGAACAACTAATGGGAGAATCAATCAATGCGTTAAACGAGGATCAGATTAAATACGCTATAAACTTTGTCAATGATCACTTCTACTTCTACAACATAGAAGAGATGGAAAATTATAAAATCAATCACATATTAACCTTAGCAAAAGGAATGATTAGAAGATACGGAATTACCTGTCTTTGCTTAGATCCTTTTAACTATCTTGAACTTGAGGGTAGTAAAGATAATACTCACGAGAACATCGGAGAACTATTGAGAAACTTTAAGAAATTTAGTATTAAATATGACATTAATGTGACAGTTATCGCTCATCCTAGAAAAATGGATAAGTTAGGAGCCGAGTACAAAGTCCCAACGCTTTATGATATTTCACAATCAAGTCACTTCTTTAATAGTTCTGACGTTGGTATTGTTGTGCATCGAAGATTCCAAGGAGAACCGGATGAGCAGAACATTACACTGCACGTGCAAAAAATGAAGTATCACTTTCGTGGACAATTAGGCAATGTAGATTATTACTTCGATAAGAAAACAGGAAGGTACTCTGAGAACGGTAAGTTCGATGTTCTATCAGATTCTCTTTTGAACCAATTTAATATAGGTCTATGAACGTAAGTTTATTATACTTCGGTAGGATTGTTCAGTTTTGTGAATTGGCAGGAAGAGAGATTGATTTCGTCAATTTAGATGATATGTCTTACCTCTCTCTAAGACACGGACTGAAGGGTAAAAAGTTCTGCGATGTTCTGTCGGATGATGGAACAAACATGATAGTGCAATACGGTCAGATAAAAATAAGAGTCATTTCAAGAAATTGGAAACTCCTTCCAGGAACACGAATGTCATTTCACGGCTTTGATTACGGTAACGATGAGTATCTCACAACTGGACCAATAGTAAAATTAATTTAAAAATATGAAAGTAGTATACGATATTGAAACACTGAGTAACTTCTTCTCATACACTGACATTGACGAAAATGAAAATGTAAGCGTATTTGTTGTTTGTGCTTGGAGAAATGACTTGCCTGACTTACTGGGTCACCTAAGCAAGAGATTAATTCAGATTGGCTTTAACAATTTAGCATTTGACTCTATTGTATTAGCGTATATGATAGAAAACAAATCAGAGTTCTTAAAAAAGACCGGAGATCAAGTTGCGGCTCGTGTTTATTCCTTTGTACAAAATCTCATTAGGGATAGAGAGACAGCAAGTAATCATGGTCTGAGACCCAAGCATAAGCAGATTGACCTTTTCAAGATTAATCACTATGATAACAAGGCTCGTAGCACGTCATTAAAAGCCCTACAGTGCCATATCTATTGGCCAAACGTACAAGACATGCCCTTTGGTCATGATCATGCGGTACAGCCCTCAGAAATGGATGAGGTATTGAGTTACAACCTAAACGATGTCTTGTCTACAAAGGCATTCTATGAATTATGTCACGAAAAAATAAATATCCGTGACACTTTTACTAAGTTGTATGGTAAAGATTTCACAAACAAATCAGATGTTTCGATTGGTGAGGAGATTTTTGTCAACTATATCAAGCAGGAAAGTGGTTTTACCAAGAATGATTTGAAAGAAAGAACTGTCAAGTACGATGCCGTTAACTTAGGTAGATGTGTTCTTCCTTATATTAAGTTTAATAGTCCTCAGTTCTCTGTAATGCTTGAAGAAATCAAGAAAACAATAGTAACTCCATTTAGAAAGTTTAAGCAGAGCATTCGATATAAGGATTTTATTTATGACTTTGGTGTAGGTGGTATTCATGGATGTGCTCCAGCAGGAGTTTATGAAGCCGGAGATGGATTGATCATTGATTATGACGTGAAGTCTTACTATCCTAACTTGTCTATTCAGAATGATTTTCATCCAGGACACATACCAAAAGAAGTATTCTGCAAAGTATACAACAATATCTTTGAAGAACGTGTACGTAAACAAAAAGAAGGCAAAGATGCAGAGCAGGCAGGATTAAAATTATCACTCAATGGTATTTTTGGTAAGAGTGGTGAAGAAACTAGTGCGTTCTTTGATAGGTATTTCTTCTATAAAATCACACTAAACGGACAACTGTCTCTTGCAATGTTAGCCGAAGCATTTGTTGATTTTGTGCCGGGTCTCAGAGTATTACAAATTAACACGGATGGTCTAACTGTTTGGATACCAAAAGATCAGGAAGTTAAGTGTGAGCAGATTTTGGAAAAATTCATGCAGCGCACGAAGCTAATAATGGAAAAAGTGTACTACAACAGGATGTTCATCAGGGATGTAAACAATTATATTGGTGAATATGTTGATAAAAAGTTAAAGAAAAAGGGTATCTTTGAAACTTCTAAGGAATATCACAAAGACAATAGTTTTCTTGCTGTACCAAAAGCATTAGTTGACTATTTTGTAAGTGGAATTCCTATAGAGCAAAGTTTAAAAGCCAACACAAATATTTATGATTTTTGCGGAAGATATAAAGCGACTTCGGGATGGTATGCAGAATACCACACCACCAAAAAGAAAGGTGAGGATATTGTTTTGGCAACAACGAACTATGGAAAAATACTTCGATTCTACCCGACAACAGATCAGGGTGGGACCGCAATCAAAAAGAACAAAGACGGAAGGATAATAAACTTGTTATCTGGATGGCCAACAAAACCGTTTAATAAATATGAAGAAAAGAATATTGAAGATTACAAAATTGATTACGATTACTTCATTGTTGAATGTGATAAGATCATTAACGAAATTGAACCAAAACAACTAACCTTATTTTAACTTAATTTAAAACCATGAATATAAATAATTTAATTAGAGCAAGCCACGGAATGGCAGCAGGGAACGGCTTCTGGGATGAAGAGCGTAACGTATCAGAAATGTTAATGTTGATTGTGAGTGAAGTTGCCGAGGCTCAAGAAGCCTTGCGCAAGAACTTTAACGCAGACAAATTTATGGTTCATGATTTAAGTCACGATTTAGATTTAAATAACCAAGATGAGGAATTTACTTACGATGTGGAAGATTGGAAACAACACTTTGAAAAACACATTAAGAGTTCTTTCGAAGATGAATTGGCAGATGTGGCAATTCGTTTATTTGATTTGTGTGGTGGTCTTAACATCGATCTAGAGAAGCACATTGCCTTAAAGATGCACTACAACAGCACGCGTCCACGTAAACACGGAAAGGCTTTTTAATGGAACAGAGTCACAAAATATTATCTGATGTTGTGGTATGGTCTAAGTATGCAAAATATAAAGACGCATTACAACGCAGAGAAACCTGGGAAGAGATTATTACTCGTAATATGGACATGCATATTCGCAAGTTTCCTCAACTCGAAAAGTTAATCAGAACAAATTACGAATTAGTTTACGAAAAGAAAGTACTTCCCTCAATGCGTTCGCTTCAGTTTGGTGGTAAACCCATTGAGGTTAACAATGCCAGACTTTTTAACTGCTCTTACTTACACATCGATGACTACAGAGCATTCAATGAAACAATGTTCTTGCTTCTTTCAGGTACTGGTGTTGGGTATAGTATTAGCAAGAATCATATTTCTAAACTTCCGGTTATATCTAGAGCAACTAAGACAAGACGTTACCTTATTCCGGATAACATCGAGGGATGGGCAGATACAATTAAGGTATTAATGAAATCTTACTTCGGCCTCAGCACATGGAAACCAAACTTTGATTATCGTGCTATTAGAGCGAAGGGTGAAAGACTAATTACAAGTGGTGGAGTAGCACCAGGACCAGAACCATTAAAGATTTGTGTTGCTCATATTGAAGCGGTTTTAGAACGCAAAAAAGATGGCGAACAATTAACTTCTGTAGAGTGTCACGATATCCTATGTCACATTGCTAATGCGGTATTGAGTGGAGGAATTCGTAGATCAGCAATGATTGCTTTGTTCGATGAAGACGATGAGGAAATGTTGACTTGTAAGTCTGGACAGTGGTACGATCTTAATCCTCAAAGAGGAAGAGCTAACAATAGTGTTAAATTAAAACGTGGATCTGTAGATAAGCAATTGTTTTTGAATCTATGGAAAAAGGTTGAAGATAGTAACGCAGGGGAACCGGGTTTCTTCTTTACAAACGATTTAGAACTTGGAACAAATCCTTGCGCTGAAATTAGTTTGAATTCACATCAGTTCTGTAACTTAGTAGAAATCAACGCGTCAGATATAACTGACCAATTTGATTTTGAAGCTAGGGCTGAGACCGCAGCATTTATCGGAACTCTTCAAGCATCTTACACAGACTTTCATTACTTGAGACCTATCTGGAAAGAAGTAACAGAACGTGAAGCACTATTGGGTGTAGGTATGACTGGTATTGCTAGCGGTAAAATATTTAATTTAGATATGGCTGAGGCCGCTGAGGCCACAATGAGAGTTAATTCATTTACTGCTGCTGCTATTGGAATCAATCCTGCTGCTCGTATCACAACAGTTAAACCTAGTGGAACTTCATCTTTGGTTCTAGGTACTTCATCTGGTATCCATGCTTGGCATGATGAGTATTATGTTCGCAGAATGAGAATTGGTAAGAACGAAGCAATTCATACTTATCTTTCAATTTATCATCCTGAGCTTCTTGAGGATTGTGTATATCAACCCACTATTAATTCAGTAGTAAGTATTCCAGTAGCTGCACCTAAAGGAGCTATTACTAGGAGTTCAGAAAGTGCTATTGAATTTCTTGAGCGTGTTAAACTTATTCACGAGAAATGGATTAAGCCTGGTCATATCTATGGAGATAATACACATAACGTTTCAGCAACGGTTACCGTTAAGAAAAACGAGTGGGCAATGGTTGGAGAATGGTTGTGGGAAAATCAAAATCATTACAACGGCTTATCTTTCTTGCCTGAAGATTTAGGTTCTTATCCACAAACACCATTCGAAACAATTACGAAGGAAGAGTACGATGAGATGTCTAAAAACATTCATCAGATTGATGTCACAAAAGTTATCGAAATTAGTGACAATACAAATCTAATGGGCGAAGCTGCATGCTCTGGAAATAATTGTGAGGTAGTTTAAACTATTTATGATATTAGCCCCGTTGATCAGGGGATCGTAAAACACAGATCGGCCTATTAACAATGCCCAAAACATCTGTTCTCATCGTATAGGAGATAGGGTTAGCCTTCCCAACGTCGTTCAAAAAGGCAAATATTAGGGAGTGGCGGAAGGTTAGGGATATCCCTGACGTGGTAGACGCTAAAAAACTGCAATGAGGTATGTCCGAACCTCACGTTAAACAAAAAAGGTTTCGGCGCAGGAGTGCGGTAGTCTTGTGGGTTCGAGCCCCACCTCCCTGACCGTACCAGATGCAACAATAAGAATGACGGACGTGTTGCATATGATGGTTGTCCGTACCTATGTGCTACAGGTCGAACTGGGTTAAACAATAACTCGAGGAAGCATAAAAATAGTGACTGCTCGGAAAGTACGAGCACATGGATCCTTAGCTCAGTTGGTCAGAGCACCCGGCTCATAACCGGTAGGTCGGAGGTTCAAGTCCTTCAGGATCCACCAGATGAATATAAGAATAGATAATATTGAATGTCGCTTAACGGGTTCACAGTATGAGATTGTTAAGTGGTTTCCTAATACGTACTATGGGGCTGAGGCCCGACTAGAAGCGGAAGGTTACGAAAGAGTAGATGCTACTTATAGTGGATTTGCATACAGAAAGGGCAACCATACAATCAATGGTTCTTGCTTTCAGGGTAAAGAGAGTTGTTATGTGATTGCTCTTGTTGATGATGACTCAGAAGAGGGTTTAGAAATAAGACCGATTGGACCCAGACTGCTTAATTTGAGCAAAGAGGAAAGGGATATCTTCTTTGATATCTATAAATACATAAATGACAAGGCTTTGAATGATGAGGGAGTTACTGAATAGGGATGGGTCTCCGATGAGGGAATACCATTCTCCACTAATAGAAGAATTACTTAACGAAACAGAAAACATGAAACAATATATAGAGTTGCCTATTTTATGGAAAGATGGTGACGCAGCTATGCTAGAAGATCTTGGTATTGAACTTACATACGAACAAACAACCACGAAACAGGTTTTGTTTAGAGTTGATTCGATTCATTATTTTTATGCTGATAAAGATTTAAGATATACTTGTATAAAAGCGGCAAACGAAGAAATGGTTGTTGATTTACCATTAAAAGATTTCACAAATTTATTAAATTCAATATGAAAGCTGTCTTAGAATTTAATCTGCCAGAGGATCAAATGGAATTTGATCTTGCTATAAATGGTAGTAAGTGGTCACTATGTATGTGGGAGCTAGACCAACACCTTCGGTCTCAGACCAAGTACGCATCAGACACAATATCAGCAGATACTTATCAAGCACTAATAGACACAAGAGATAAACTCCACGAAATAATGAATGAAAATGGTCTTAAGTTTGATTAAATTATGATGACACCTAAAGAAAAAGCAAGGGATTTGATACAAAAATTTAATTTGATTGTTTTAGATACGGCACTAGGAGGCTCAAATACTAGAGTTAAAAAATGCGCATTAATTTGCGTTGATGAGATTATAAGTGTAATGCTTGGATATGAAATTATATATTGGCAAAAAGTAAAAGAAGAAATACAAAAGTTATGATTTTGTGATTTTTTCACAATAAAGTGTTATATAAGGCACAAAAACGCATCCTTAAGTAACTTTTAAGGGATATAAGGCTCTAAACTTATATTGAGCAATTATAAGTCAGTAAACTAATAGGTACTCAATAAACCTATTGAGTTTATTATACCTAATTAGGTATAATATATTTCTACTATGGATATTTTATTACCGATAGGGTATAAATGTGGAATATACCCAACATTAACTCGGTTTATTACCGATAAGGATTATTATATTCAACATCTTGTAACAATTATTTGCTATATTTGTGACATGAAAAAAACAACCTTTTATTTTATTTTAATTATGAGCTTATTCTTTGTAGCATGTAAGCCTTCTTATCCTGTAGCTAAAAAAAGATACAACAGATTAACTACTTTATATCCAGAGTTGGTTCTTACAGATACGGTTACTGTTAAAGATACAATCATTACAGAGAACGAAGTCATTGTTCCTGAGTACGTTGAGACTTTCTTAATTGCTTACGATACAATCATAGAGACTAAAAAAATATTTATAAGAAAAGATAAAGATAAATTTACAATTACTGTAAAGCCAGATACCATAACATTCAGAGATACAATACCTTACAGTTTTAGTGTTCCTGGTAAATTAGTAATAAAGAAAGAAAATAATTACACATTGGTATTATTTTTTTCAATCATTAGTTTTATTTTAGGTTTCTTTTTAGGTAAAGCTGTCTTTAAGGATTAGGTTTTATCGCCTTAATGCGTTATATTTGTATAACCATTAAATATTCTCATGAGTACAATTAAGCAAAAGGTAGTTTTGGACTACATTGCAAAGTATCCAGAACTCCCCAACAGAACGCTAGCACATTTAATCTTTTCAAAAGAAGAGGGTTTATTTAAAGATCCAGAAGCTGCTAGACAAGGAATCCGTTATTACAAGGGGGCTCTCGGAGAAAAACGTGCTAAACACGCAATTAGCGCAGGTCACATAACAGAGGTTAAACACTCTACTGTAAAAGAAGGCTTAAAGAAATTAGGAATTATTTCTAGAGCTGAGGCCCCAGAACACGTGATTTTAGGTAAGGGAAGGTACTTAATTCTTTCCGATATTCACTTACCATTCCACAACGAAGAGGCTTTGGCTGCTGCGTTGGAGTGGGGAAAAGAAAACAACATTACAGATATTATTCTAAATGGTGATATACTAGACTGTTACGATGTTTCTAGGTTCTCTAAAGAAATCAAAAGACCTAAGATCAGCGAAGAGTTAGAAATGGGTAGACAGTTCTTTGGTTACTTGAGAGAATTATTTCCAACTCAGAACATTATATACAAGTTGGGTAACCACGAGGAGAGAATGAGAGCCTACGTTATAAGAAACGCTAGAGAGTTTTCTGATCTACACCAAATTGGTTTAGAGGCATTACTTAAACTAGAAGACTATCGCATCAGCTTGGTTAATAGAGAGATGATTAAGATAGGAAAGCTGATTGTTTTACATGGTCATGAGATGGGAGAATCCGTTTTCTCACCGGTAAATCCAGCGAGAGGAATGTTCTTAAAAGCTAAGGCTTCAATCTTATTTGGTCACAATCACCAGGTGTCTCATCACTCAGAAAACAATTTAAATGGAGATCAGGTTGGAGTATGGTCTACAGGTTGTTTGTGTGAATTAACTCCAGAGTACAGAATGTACGCCTATACTAAATGGTCACATGGCTTTGCGTTTGTCGAAGTATTAGAAGATGGAACGTTTCATGTGAACAATATGAAAATATTAAACGGAAAGATTATCTAATATGAGTAACACGCAAGACAAAATCACACGAGTTTGTGATGAAATTAAACAGTTATTACTGGAAAAGAACCGCAAATACGGAGACTCGGCTCTTAATCCAATTCGTATACTCAGCAGAGCTGATAGCACAGAACAACTTAAGGTCAGAATTGATGACAAATTAAACAGGTTGAGAAATCTACAATCTGATGAGACAGAAGATACAATAACCGATTTGATTGGTTATCTTATTTTGCTTAAAATAAATACAACCAGTGAACCTGTATCTAGTGATCGCGTGGCCGTTATTTCATTAGCAGACAATATAAGTTTCAGTAAACTATGAAAGAGAGAATTTTACAATTAGAAAAGTTGTTTTGCTGGTTTGAATTTTATCAGCAAAACAACGACGAGATATCGGCTAATAAATGCCAAAAACAAATCGAAGCTAAAAAGCGAGAGCTGAAAGCGTTAAGACAAAAGTAATTTTATGGAAAAAATAATTAAGTACATGAAGGATAATAACTTATCTGAGGAAGATGTATTGAATAGACTTCAGGTAGTTGAGTTAGATCCTGCTAAAGATTTGTACGTTACAATGATTGATGCATCTAAGGATTTAACTAGAGCAGTAAAACTTAAAACATTAGATTTAACAGATGACATTTATCAAAAAAGTTTATTTCAGCTTTTGCAGGCTGGCGATAAAGTATCAAAGTCTTTACGCTTGGCTAAATTAGAAGCGTTTCCAGAAGAACAGGATGATGAGGAAGGTGTATCATTCTTAGATAGAACAGCAAGAAAAAAATAAAAAATGATCATACTACCTAACGCAGCAAACTCACATTCTAAATTCGAATACGACATCTGGAGTAGAAAATTTGGATTAAATCCAAACGCCACAAAAAAAGAAAAAGATTTGTGGTGGGGAAAAGAAGGAGAATACTGGCACGAGGGTAGGTTTGGTCTAACAGGTGCTCATTACTTCTCTCTGACTCAGGCTACAATTAAAGACGCTACTGGTTACAGAATGAAACCGGTATGGAGGGATTTGGACGATCTGATCTATGGTGCCTATGATCAAGCAAGAAGAACATCTTGGGATTTGATGGTAACCAAAAGACGTGAAGCTGGTTTGTCTCTTACATTCGGAGGAATTATTCCAATGTGGATTGCGCTGACTAATCCAGGATCTACTTCTTTGATGACTTCTGCCGATAAGACTCGTTTGGAGGAAATGTACAAGGATAAGTTACGTGTAGTTTATGATGGACTGGATGAGTATATAAGACCAGGAGTCGTTGCTACTCGTCAAGCAGGTTACTTACACTTAGGTAAGTTAGATGTAAAAACTGGTAGAGTAGACGGTTTAGATTCTAAAATCATTACTCGTGAAACTGTTGATCAGCCAACGTCTTTAGAAGCGTTCCGTGCTATGCATATTTTCTTGGATGAGTTCTTCTTACATCCAAAGGCTGACATTGTGCACAGATCAGCACAGGCATCTGTTAAAAAAGGTTTCGTAAAGGTTGCTCCTATTGTTATGGGAGGAAGTGCTGGGGAATCTTCGGTTGTTGGTCAAAAGAAAGGAGCTGAACTTTGGAAGAATGCTGAAGCTATTCGAATGCTTACTGTATTTCTTCCTGGTTGGATGGGAATTAGTCAGGCACCAGAGCTAGACGCAAAGGGAAAAGAAACCGGAAAGATTCTTGACTTTTGTCCTAATGGTATCTCAGATGAGAAAGCAGCCAGAGAGTGGATCATGAAGACTAGAGATCTGTATGATAAGATGGATGACAAGTCGTATCTTGACAACTTCATTAAACAGTATCCTCTAGATATTCAAGAAGTATTTAGTGCCAATGCAAAGGGAGCCCTTCCTCAAGATGTGGTTACAAAACTAAACGAACAGGAAAGAATACTCTTAGCTAACCCTGCACCTATAGAAAAAGCTGATATTCAACGCGATGTAGATCGAAAATTCAACATCATACCTAACTCAAAAGGTAAATTTTCAATTCTAGAGCGTTTCAATCCGGCCCATCAGTACATTGCCGGGATGGATCCAATACCATTTATCAGTGCAAAGCTAAACGATGGTTCTCAAAACTGCATAACAGTAAAAGACATTGATGCAAATAGATATGTGGCTTATTATATGGAAAGAGCTATTGACCCTGACATTATTGTGACAAACTGTATTAACTTACAAGATTATTACGGACAAGCTAAGATGTTAGTCGAAGCCAACCGAGGAGGTGTTATTATAGATCAGTACAAGAATAGAGGCAGACTTGATCTTTTGGCTCGGAGACCCAGCACATTAGGAAAAACATTCTTAGCCACGAAGGAGGATTTAAAATCATACGGTTGGTATAAAAATGATCACACGGCTGAAAGAGCAAACGCATATCTCATTGACTACTTAAGACACAACTGGGACAATATTTATTTTCCTTTAATAATTGAAGAAGCTAAAAACTATCTCGTGGATAATACGGATTTACTGGATGCTATTGTTTCCTGTGAAATCTATCACAAACACATAGCTGAAAAAAACAAAGTAATTGTTATGGATCAACCCATCAAAAGACAAATTCCGGTTATAGAATATATAAACGGCAGAGCGGTAAAAACATGGAAAGAGGTTAAGTTATAACTTACCTCTATTCCTTGCTCTATTTTTTGAACTTTTTTCAAGCACCATACTGCCATCTTTTTTATGGCTAAGATCTACACCTTTAGCGTTTCTCTTTCCATAGATACCTCGTTTCTTAGCTTCACCATTTAGTTCAGCTCTGTACTTCTTACGAGGAGCGGTTGCTTGATATTCCTTATCATAGGAATAATCTCTTCCTGTGGCCTTATTACTCTTAGGTCGAGTATTTTTTCCTACGATTTTATTTTTCATTTTTGTATTATTTCTGTGTATCCCTCAATCGCGTTGAGATAAAACTTTACTTCGTATCTATAAACCGCCAAAAGTGAATCACTTTGTTTGTTTTGGCGAATCATAGCTTCAATGCGGTTGCTCATTTTAGCATTGTCGCTTTCACATTTTCTAAGTATTGCTTGTTTAGTATTCTCACTATCATAGTATAAATAACCAACAACCATCAACATACAAAACGTTACTGCAGCAATAGGGTTTTTCTTGAATTCGGAAAATGAAATTGGTAGTGTCATATTCTTCCCTGTCCTCTATAACGCTTTACTGGTTTATTATTCTTAGAATGAACACCTGGTTTTCTAGATTTAGGTTTTGGAGTCCACTTTTTAATCTCTTTTGTTTTTGCCATTTTTTAAACGATTTTTAATTGCTATATAAATTCCAATGCAGGACAATAGTCCTGCACTAGCAAATGAAAACCACTGCAAAAGAGGTAATGTTTGAGCTGCCATTGCTGACAACCATATAATCCATGAACCTACTAAAGAATCCGTTTCTGTTAAATTTTTCATTATTTTTATTTACTACCTAAAAACATAATGGTATTATTCAAAGCCTTTTTAAACTTTTCACGTCTTTGAATCTTTTTACTAACCTTTTTAGGTCCTCCTAAAGCAGCTTCTCTTTTTATTAAGTTCTGAAAGTCTCTTTGATTTAAACGTTTTTCATATTCGTTTCTTAGCCCTTGATCTATGCCTTCATAAAGACGCAGAGTTTTACGATCCTCTTCTTCTCCTTCTCTAAAAGCAGAAAGTTCTTTTATTGGCTCAACGGTATTCTTTTTACCTTTAATTTCTTCTTTTGGATAAGAAAGAGATTTTCGAACAGGATTTTCTCCTCCTTTTTTACCAAGAGACATCGCTGAACGCTGATACATATGATTAATTAAAGATTTTTGTTTTTTCATTAGAATTGACCCCCTAAGGTTGGATTTTTTCGTGCCGTACAAGAACCTTTCTTTTTACGTTCACATGCCTTTGCAATAGCTTTACCAACTCGCTTAGCCCCAGCTACAACACTTTTTGCACCTTTCTTTACAGCTCTGCCAGCATCAATAGCAACGTTTTCAACACTTCCCCCTACTTTATTACGAACAATTTGTCTAACTTCTTTTCTTGTTGTACCCGGTGATTGTAATGTCATCATTGAATCTTTATATGCACCTCTAGAAATTTCTCCTTCGTTGTACATTTTTGTAAACTTTTTCTCCAACCCTTTGTTTTCTTTTTTAGCGTCGGCAATTGGTGTTTCACTTGTACTTGCCTTGTATCTTTTTTTAATATCAACGTAGTTATAGTTTTTGTTAGTCTTAAACTTAGCACTCGTTGATTTTATTGATTCAGCTTTTACAGCTTCTTGAGTAGGAGTTGATAATTTCGTGTCTGAAGCCGGAGCTCCAAATGGCGAACGCTTTGTTGGTGGATCTTCGCCTCCATTCTTTTTGGTTGTAGCCATTGCATTTCTCTTTTGCATGTGCTGATACATTGTCTTTTTCATAGTTTTTATAGTTTAATAAAACGGACTATCTCCTCCTCTAATTTTCCATTTAGTTTTAGACTTTGATTTTGTCGGCTTAGGAAGTTGTTTTAAATCTGCCTTATCGGGTTTGTAATAATTCATGGAATCGCTAACTTGACCCTTGGTTAATTTACCCTGACTGGCCATTTTATTCCATTCTTTTTGCTTAGGACCTAAAACATTTTTCTGATAGTCTTGAATTTCAGGAACAGTTAAGCCACCAATAGCACGAGGATTTTCTTCAATCTGCTTATTCTTGATGTTTACGTATCCTTGGTTTTTAGCGGCCTTTTTAGGCTTAGTTGGATCCTCTCCTTTAGAAAGAGAAGCACGCTTGTACATGTGTTCAATTAGCTTTCCTTGCTTTTTCATATTACTCGCTTTTCCATCTCCAAATACGTTTCTCAGGTGTTTTTCCTGTTACACGTCCAGAGTAGTCCTTTTGTTCTTTACCACCAACTTTTTTAGTCAACGCATAATAACCACCAACAAGTGTAGCAGCACCTCCACCAACAATTGCTCCAAATTTCTTCAAGTTTCTAATAGAAGCATTACGTCTACCTTTTTTATCGGTATCAGTAACATATTTTTTATACTCTTTAGATTCATTTCCTAAATCTCCTTTGAAGCTAGAAGGTGTCTCCATTTTAGTTGGCTTTGCTTCTAGTTTCTTAGACTTGATTGGATCTTCTCCGCCTGTACCCATAGCTGCTCTGCTGTACATATGATTAATTAAACTTTTTTGCTTTTTCATAATTTAAATGTTATTTCTTTTTAGTTAAGTTTTTCCACATTGATTTAGCAGCAGTAGCTTTACCAACTTCTTTGGCTTTAGCTGCTGACATTCCTTTTTTCATATAAGAAGCGGCAACTTTTTCAGCCATAGGCTTGAATTCTTTACCTTTACCTTGTAAATCTACACCAGCTCTGGCTTTTTTTACAATCGTGCTTCTTTGTTTTTTAGTTCCGTATGCCATGATTATGGTTTACATGTATCGATTTAGACCAGTCTTTTTAGGCCCCTTAGCCACTTTTTTTAGAAGACCTGTAGCTTTCTTCATAGTCTTTCCGAAACCAAACTCTTTTTTAGGAGGTTTTGACATGCTGCTAGTTGGCTTCTTTTTTGGATCCATGGAGTTTGTTGAAGACATTGAGTCACGAGATGTGGTCTTAGTTCCTACTTTGTAGGACTTACCTTCAGCCATTTCTTTTGATTTAGGTTCTGCTTTTTCATGTTTCATCATTGCTGATTTTGATGCATATTTCTCTAACCCTCCGTACTCAAATACTTTTTTTCCGGTGGTTTTCTTAGGTGGAAATGGTTTTTTCATATTATTTATAGTTTTTTTAAGTGTTTTCTTAGGAGTCATTTCTTTGGTTTGTTTTGTGATACCTTTACCTTGCCAATTGTCTTGGTAGGTTTTGTGTTGTTGTGCTCTAGCTTCTTAGCTACAAAGTTACAGTTATACATTAGCACTTCCATCTTTTACGAGCCTGTCTCAGTCTTGAATTAGGATCTGAGGCCGCCTTAGGAAAATCTGCCATTTGGCCAGCACTACGAGCACAAAATGATTTGCGTCTCTTAGCGTCTGCACTACCTGCTTTTACCTTACCAGTAACTGCTGTTTTTAATTTACTGCCTGGGTTGGCTTTACGATAAGCAGCAACACCTTTAGCAGTCATACCCGCCCCACTTTTAGTAGGTAGGTAGTTAGCATTTTTACCTTTTGTGGTTTTAGCTATCGGTTTGTCATTCTTGCTTGCCATTTTTCTTTGAGTTAACGTATTTGTCTACTGACCCGATAGCAAGTGATGCAGCTGCAAAAAGCAACAGACCTTCGAAAATCCATCTGTGAACAGGCAATTCTCTTTGCATTAATCCGCTAACGATATCTGCAAGAGTAATTAACCCAATAAGAGCAAACGCAATAAAACCAATAAACGCTTTTTCGTTTAAATTGTTGTTATCGCTTATTAGTTCTCTAAAGAATTTCATATAACAAATATAAGTATTTTTATACTTATATCAAAATGAAGTCAATCACTTCACCGTTCTTGAAATATTTAACTACGTTAAACCAATACTTGTCTGGAACCACTTGACATCCTGCGCTCCAACGATCAACAAATGACCCTAAGCCTGCTCTGTGCAAATTGATTCCGAATAGACCTTCTGTTACGATGTTCTTATCGATAATGTTATCTTTGTTTCCGTCTCTGTAAATCTTGATTGATTTAGTTTGTTGAAAATAAGGAGCACCTAACCATAAAGATTTCCAATTTGAGTTTGTATGGAATGTGTGAGACCCAACCACTTTTTGACGGCAAGCAATCGCAGTTCCTGTAATTCCTGCATAGGTAATTGGATTCTTGACGTAGTGAGAACCTGCTGTTGTTGAACAAGGGAATACAGATGTTACTCTTCCTCCTACGAACAAAACTCCAAAATCATCATAGGTATTTGTTAACCTTTCGTCACATCTTACCCATACAATTCCTTTTTGTGGTTTTTCTGGTAGATATTTTTCTAACGCAGCAATGGTCATTGGGCCAACAACACCGTCTGGTTCTAGTTTGGCCCCTAATGTGTTTAGGTAGATTTGTACTTGTTTCATTATTAAGTTTATATATTTGATGGGAATGGTGGTGATGGTTTAGGTATGTATTCGCCCTCAGGTAAATCTAAAATCCAAGACCACTCTGTGTTTTCAATTTGAATCTTATCTTCATCAGATAAAAACAAAAACCATATATCGTTAATATCTTGTACACAATTGAAAAATTCATAAGGCGTGTAAAATTGACCTTGTACTTGGTCGTAGTTTTCTTGAGAAAGTTTATATCCTATCATAATTTATAATGGAAATGGTGGTTGTATTACTTCAAATTCAATTGGCTGCCCAAGTACTTGCAAAAGTGATTCGTCAAATGTGATATACCAAAATTGTGGTGTGTTTAATTCTGCAAAATTATATCCTACCCAATGTTGTGTTATATCTTCAGGTGTTTTTGGAATGCCGTAAAAAGTATCGCATTGCTTTTGTGCTGCAATGGCTTCTTCTTCTGTTGTATATTTATATCCGTTAATAAATTGCATAGTAAGAGTTTATGTTAGATTCTATTCCCGTACGATTAGAAGATTGATTTGATGTATACATAATTATTTCTTGTATGTTACCATCATAATAAGTTGTTAGTGAGCCTGATTTTTTATAACTTCCTATAGATAAATTGTCGGTATTCAATGTCGTTGTTGCAGATGTTATTTGTGTACTTGCAC